GGGGGGTCGGTCGGCCGGACCAGCCGCCCGTAACCCTAATTTTACATCGACCCCCAAAATTTTGAGCCTAGCTCGCACACTTAGCTCGCGACACTAACCCTAACCCTAACCCTAACCCTAACTTTACGGCCAATAGTTACCCATGAAACGTGCGTGGCGGCGTCGAATGGGGTAAGGGCCGGCCCTGTACGCACGATTACGGGCCATACCCTCGGGTGGGTTCCAAGCTAAGAAGCCCTGTACGTTCAGTGCGTTCCAAGCTTCTGTCTCTGGGTTGGTGGGGTCGATCATGTGGAGTTGCGCGTCTCCAGTGTACTCGTCACGACCAGTCCTTCCACGGACCTCATAGAAGCCTCCAGGATTAGTATATGGGCGATCCACTCCTACGCGGACCCTCCCAGGAACTGCCCCCCCACTAAGGCCCAAATACTCATTCATACGAATCATAAACCGCAGAGATCTATACAGGCGCCGAGCTACATAGCGCCTCGCCATAGCCTGAAGACGCACTAAGGCTTCAATGATACTCGCTTGCGTTCGCCTACGTGTCGGGGGCATTGTTGTCGTTTGGCCAGAATATCTAATACGACTAAATAAATGCCACCTTACGAACCAGAGAGGTGGGCCGAATACCACCGACACAGGGAAATTCCTCTGTCCCAGATCTACTTCATTCGTACACTGTTGACTGACATGGCACGGAGAGAGTCGAATGTGGAGTACGCTCGTTACCTTCATTATTATATCCGTGAGTTTCTTGATCTCATAGCTAAAGGGTTCCCAAATCCGAGTGGCCGCAATCCTTGGTTTTTTATTTTCCATAGATAGTCTATAATGGCTCAATGGCATGCACTTGTGCTTCGATGGCTGGATCGAGTGCGTCGTCGTATCTGGGCCGAACGTCATAACTTAAACCGACATAAAAGGGCCAAACTCCATTTTAGTATGTCGCGGTCACTGAACACGGACCTTATGGATTATGGAGGTCAGCCTATGTCGTTCCCACTGGCCACCAATTCGAGGTGGCCCGCTATGCCAGACTCACTGGCCAGGCAACTAGAGAGAGGGACGGCGCGTATTCTACCTCAACGACCGCCTATTCAACGACCTGTAGCGAGGCGACCTGTAGCGCTCGCAAGGCCAGGCAACCCCCAAAGCAACTTCATTTAAAATCTTATTTCTTATTTCTTGATCTGTTGGCGTGCCTGGAGGTCGCCCGCAGGTTTGAGCGCCTATTGTCCTGCGCGTTCCCGTTCTTATGGTCCACGTCCTGCCCTCTCTTCACTGCACCCTCCTTCTTAAGTTGAGTGCGCGCAGCAGCCCGAGCCGCCTTCTCTCGGCGATGCTTCTGTTGCTCGGCTGTAACGCCACTATACGGGCCGCGTCCGTAGTATGCTTTGCTCTCCTTCACGTAATCCCGCGCCATGTGTAACAGTTTATTAGAATTACTCGTAGGGAAATGCTTGTCGTCAGATAATCTAAGATGTGTGCAAGATGTCTCAGGTAAAGTTCGGCCAGTGTATTAACGAATTTGCATCTCGCTCCGATAATGCAGACAGGGGTGAGCCTTACATCGGGTCCGTTCCACAGTACGATGTAGGCTACGGCCCAAGTTGGTGCAGCACGGAGCAGTCGCGTCGCAACGATGGACTTCTTCCGTCCTTCGGCAACAAACAGGTGGCTAACACGGCCAAAATGACGCTGCGTGGGCTCGCCGACCCGACCTCCGCGCGCGGAGAAACCTTCCAGACCCAGGCTGGCAAGATCCTGCTTGCAAAGGAGCAGGATACATGGCAGTATTTGCCCAGTATCGACACACTCAATATTCTAACTAACTCTACAGGAACGCGCCTACAGCCCCTTCCAGCTAGATTCTACGAGCGATGAGCACGCGCCGCGACTACACAGCCTGGGACCAGATAAGCGCGAACGACCTCGCCTTCTCACTCGGCCAGGATAGGAGCGGCAAGCCGACCATCTGCATGCTGAGAACGCCCGGTATGAAGGAGGTTAGCATGGTCACTCCGGCATGTGTTACTAACTGGCCGCGTGTGAATGGCGACGGCAACTACGGAACCATGTTTGGCCCGGCTGACCCGACCAAGGCCAAGTTCTCGATCGACCTCACCGACGCGCAGATCAATGGCGTGGATAACCAATTTTATGCGGCATTCTCCGCAATGATGACTGGCATTGACGACAAGCTGCTCGACTTCGTCCACGGCGAGCAGCTTAAGATTCTCGGCCGGAAGAACCTCTCCCGCGAAGAGGTAAAGATGCTGCAGATTCGGACAGTTCGCCCGAAGTACGACAAGATGAGCGGGACTCTGATTGGCCACACCGTGAACGCATCGAGTGCCAAGTATGCCTACGATGGCATGGGTGGCAAGTTTGAGCGCGCGATTACCATCTGCGACGCGAATGGCGCGGTAGTGCCGAACGGTGTTGTTAGCCCCGGCGATGTGGTGTCCGCGACAATCTATGCGAACCAGGTCTATACCGGAGTCGGAGGCGACAAGTTTGGCATTCACTGGAGCTTCGAAGACGTGGCCGTGATCTGCCAACGCGCCAAGCTTGAGGCAAAGACCAACGTGTCAGCCTTCGGCACCTTCACCTACGACTTCGCCAAGGCTTACGAACAGCCCGCGCCACCTCACTGCGGCGAACAGTTTTCTGATTAAAAAGAGAAATGATTTGGGACCCTACCTCAGATCGAAGGGACCCAAGACGTGACTTTCCGAGTTTCCAGAACCTGCAGAGAGTGAATGAAGATAGGAGGGTGATGACAGTTATAAATCCAGATAATACCATCTCAGTTGGAGTTGAGTCGCGTGGAGGACCTGTGTTGAGACGGCTTAGACGCTTATTAAGACGTGCTATGGATAGCCGCTACCGTGCTCGGTACTGGCGTGTGTGGGAGCGATACCCGTCTGGTGGTACTGGTGGTCGTGAAGCCGCTCTAACCCTAACCCTAACCCGCGTTTGGTCTTATGTCCTTTATTTCCTTCATCTCATTAATCCGTTAGAGTAAATTCTAATTAATCAATCTGCCTCCGGCTCTGGGCTTGGTGGCGGGAAAGTTGGGTCGGCATTTGCCCACACCTTGTAGTTGACGTGCGCTCGCATGCTACGCTCGATGCAGAAGTTGATGTCTTCTTTGTCCTTAGCAGAGAGAGGCGGTGGCGCGGACATGTTTGCCTCCATTGCGGCAAAAACTTGGCCGTAGTATGTCAGGAGGAAGTCGAACGCTAACGCGTCGCGGGTCACGCGATACACCGCCATACCATCAGGGCACCAGGAGATGAAGTCGCACCACTCCCTGCCGCATATCTCGAGCAGAGCGTTCATCTGCAAGTAGTAGTGCTTGGGGATCTCTTTGTGCAGGCGGCCGCCCCCCTTCTTGAAGTAGAATGGGCATTTAGCCTCCACCATCCCTGCCTCGCCGACAAATCCGTCGGGCGAGCCGGCAATCCATGGTATTGTAGGGTGCACGTGCAGGCCGGTAGCTTGGACTACATTGCCGGTCAACGTTTGGTAGTCGAGGAGCGCGTTTGGCTCGTTATCTGTGCCCCATTGCGTTGCCTCGTTGCCTACAAAAGTGTCGGTGCCCAGCGCGCGGCGAAAGGCCTCGACGCGACTCGTGTAGCTCACGAGTCCAAGCGTAGCACCGAGATTAGAGGCGGTCATCTTGCCGCGCCGAGCAGCGCGCCACGTCTCGCTTCGCTGCTGACCCTCCATATCATTACATCATAAGTGTCAGAATAAGAGTGTTACAATTATCTGATGAATAGTTATTGATGGTGTGGAACTGGAATGCTCCCAGTGCCAGTCTCGGCACACCATCTGAGGCTGCTGCGCCCGGGGCGTGGCCGAAGTATCAAGATGAGATCTTGCTGCGCAACCTCAAGACCAGGGAGAATGCGTTGGTTGAAGCACGCGACAACAACGGCAATCCGACAGGGTACCAGGCGTCTCCTGAAGTAAGGTCGACATACCTGGATCACACAGCGCGCAACTTTGAGAAAGAGGCAGACGAAGCTCTGCATGCTGAATTTCAAGACTGGCTGCAGGGCAAACACCACGCTAATCAGCCAGGTAATGACCTCTACATGAATGAGGTTGGAGCACCTGTTCGCAGGCATGTGGCGGGGGAACTAGTTGGCCAACCGATGGATGGCTGGCACCACACGCAGTGGGGCAAGAGGCAGCTCACACACTTGGACGGAGTGCGTGATCACCTTCGCAAGCAGGCTATCAAGAGGGATGAAGCCGAGTTGCAAATGAACATCCTGGCTGAGTATGGTCCATCGAACCTTAAGGAGGCGTGGATGTACTTCAAGCACTGGGTAAAGAAGCGACCAGTTAAGCTCTCGCCAGCATCTACCACAGACTATGATCACGAAATAGGAACCCGCTCTCGTGGGTGGAACTTGCCGCCAGATGGTGACTCTTGGCCGAACCAAATGCAGGTAAATCGATCTGGCCCCCCTGGCCCCCCGCCATTCAACCCTGACGACGACGACGACGATCCGGGGGATTCGATGTTGTTTAATAACCGCGTTGACGATGAAACCCCCGACAGTGCACCCTCCTCCGGGCCCACCTACATACCTCCACCTCCAGCGGACCGTCGAGTCGCACTTCCAGCAACAGTACAAATTGAAAACGCTGTTGAAGATGCTGGCGGTGCAGTCGAGCGTGTCGCGGAGGATGTGGTGAATGTGGCGGCAGGTGCGGCTTTGGGGGTGGCTGGGGATGCAGTAGACTTGGCTGAAGATGTCTTGTCGGATTACGGGAGTGCCAGAGACGAGGAGGAAGAAGAACAATCGTCAGAGGTGGGAGCACAGGTCTTACCGACGTATGGTGACGATGCGTATTATGCTCTAGTTGATTCATACTTTAGCATAGACTCTGGTATCCTAGTGAAAGCCTTCGACGACTGGACGGCACCGACAGTAGGTCAAGTACAAATGTCCGACGCCGGTCTGAAGGATTTCGCTGACCGCCTCTTTACTAGTGCAGAAGAGTACGCACTCCAAAGTCACGACTTATCAAAGAAGACTGGAATTGCATATCAAGAAATGCAAACCAAGGCTGTGACTGATATGAAAAGAATCGTAGACGATCATATCAAACGAGGCACCTTCGGTAAGGACGCTGGCGTGCAGCAGCAATGGTCGGATGCTCTGATCCGAGAATTCACGTATCGTACTGATCTAGACGCTGATGGCAATGTCAAGCCCAGGCCACAAGGCTCAGACTTCGTCATTACTCCTTCTATGAAATCGGCATGGGCGTACAAGGCACCATTTACGAGCTTTCGGGATTTGTATGGTAAACGAGGAATGCCATCTCGACCAATAAAGGCAGACGGGCCAAGCGATCCTCTGTATAGTGAGCCATACGCTGACAAGAAACGACGACCAACCCGTGCAGGTGAGCTAGGTCCAGAAGGCGGCAGTGCTTATTATGGGCGTGCGCCGGCGCAAAGACTAGCAGACCAGGGCGAGTACCATTTTCTTCAGGCAGATCCGAAGACCGTGGGTAAGGAGTCCATTCTCCGTGGCATAGATCCACGATATTACCCACAGGGTAAGAAGCGCGATCAACGCCCGTCGGGTGCGGCGCCAAAGCAACTGTTCCAGGAGGGCTACACACCACAAAACACCCACAGAAAACAAGGCCCACCCACAAAGTTGCCTAGGTTCGGTTTTGCTGACAGAGACTCTGACGCGGCTAAGGGCAATGCACCCTATGCCTTTAGCAGACCTACCCCTACGAAGATGGGCTATCATTCCTCCCCAATTGGAAAGGGGAGCCCCAGCACCGTCTATAAGTTCGGCTGGGGGGAGCATAAGGGGGAGTAATTTCTGAGTATCACAACAGGCATGGACGACAGGTACAGAGCCGCGCTACACAAACTTGAGGCAGGTGATCCAGTGCCCTGGAGTTCAAGTGGAAGCTACATCGAGGACCTGAAGCGGCAACTCAACCCTTCTCACCACACGACGTTTGAGCGGGCGATGCAGTTCCGCACGCGTGAGAAGCGGCATCTTGCTACAGTGTCTGAGGAAAGAGACGACCTACAGCAACAACTAAGGGACGCAAGACTGGAACACTCTAAGATGCAATATAGAATGGCTTTGCAAAATTCCAATTATCAGATGCGACTAAATGTCGAGCGCGCCAGGAGTCGCAGCGCTAGGTCTCGGCGCTCTAGTTCTCTACGAGGTGAGCCGCCAGCAGAGGGGGTCGGATCTAGTGAAGCGCGGAATCCACCCGAACAGCAGCCTGACGACGGGCCAGCACAACGCGAGCGACTGGAATCACCCGGCGAGCCACCAGATCTGGGTGGACACGCCAGTGAACACGGTTCTGAAGAGCTGGCCGGCAGGTCGGAGCCTGGAGCAAGTGTACCGCCAACAGAAGGCCCAGTACGTGCAGGAGGCGAGTGAGAGTCCGGGAGTGAATCTAGTAGCCCACACAGTGGCTTAGGCTTTTTCTGAATACATCTAGCAGTAGAAAACATGCCGCAGCTTCAGATTAATCAGGGTCCGCAGGACGCGCTTCTGTATGACAACTCGCGCTCCTACTTCACCAACGTCGGCTACGTTCGCACCTCTAACTTCCAGATGGAGCTGCGCGACGTCGACTCACAGAACACTGCCAAGCTCGGCGCCACTGTCCAGTTCGTCATCCCCAAAGCTGCCGACCTGCTCGGCCCAGTTGACCTTATGCTTAACTTTTCGAAGTCAACTCAGCCGTCGTCGGCCCGGACGGGTAGGGCCTCATGGCTGAAGAAGATTGGCTTTGCCTGCATTGAGCAGATTACATTCTCTGTCGGCTCGCATGACATCGAAAAGATCTCTGGTGATCAGCTCGACATTATTAACGAGCTGATGCGCGACGACGAGTCGCGCTACACGGACATTATCGGCAATGTTGCAGGTGCTCACACGGATGATGATGCCCTTTCCATCGAATCTGGTGGTACCTCGTACGACGCGAGGCAATTCATCGTTCCACTCGGCCTCTTCTTTACGAAACACCCGTCGGCGTATTTCCCGCTTGCGGCGATCGCAGGCTGCAACGACGTGCGAGTCACAATCCGCTTCCGTCCGAAGACTGATTGTATGATCTCTCCCGGCGATGGTTTCGATAGTGACGCGCTTAAGGGTATTGATGTCGACATTGATGAAGCCAAGCTGCGCTGCCACTACATCCACGTGACCGGCCCTGAGGCTAGCACGCTCATGAACAAGGAGCACGTCCGCCTTCTTAAGCTCTGGCACCACGACAGCGTTGTGGTGAAGGCTTCCACAACGGCCTCCAGTGTGAGCAAGGATCTCTCCTTCCTGCACCCTGTTAGCGAGCTTATCATTGTTCTGCGCAAGGATGACGATAAGGAAAGGTTCAATTACAAGCCCTACATGACTAAGTTCCGCCTCACGCTTAACGGACAGGACCGCCACCCTTCACTAAGCAGCGGTATTGATAAGAAGTACATCCAGGAGCGCCTCATGCCTATGCTCCACAGCAACACGTCGAACAGCCACGCGACGCCTACCTCTGCCACCATGAACCTTGATAATGTAACGGTTCGACCGGCTGCCGCGTACCTTAACTCCGGCGCTACGGCAGCTGATAGCACTATCACCGGCACGGGTACCGTCTCCGTCGTTAACACCCTTAGCGATCTTCTGGACCGCAAGGAGATCATCGTCTACCCCTTCTCCCTCAACCCTGAGGGCTCGAACCCGGCTGGCGCCGTCAACTTCTCAAAGGTGTCGCACGCCAAGCTGACTGTCGACCTTGAGCCTGTGAGCGGCGAGCACACGATGGACATTTACGCCGTTTATTACAACTGGCTGCAGATTAAGGACGGCCGCGCACTTACCAGCTTTGCGTAGATTATCTAAAGCTGTGAGTGTCATGGACGACCAAGTCCTACACCTACTCACCACACTCGGCGAAGCGACAGGCATTACTGGTCTGATCGCAGCCACCGCAGTCATACTAATTAAGATGATACGCAGAAACGGCTGCACGTGCAGCCTCTTCAGTTGCTCTGGGTCGCAGCTGTTTGTTCTAGACTGTGAGAAGGGCGCTCCGGGCAAGCGCCATAACACCGGGGAGTCGACTGATGACTCAGCGAGTGTCTGATTCTTTCTAAAATAGTTTGTAAATTGCTCTATGAGCTACATAATAGCAATAGACGTGGGCGTCAAGAATCTTGGCGTCTGCATTTTTGATTTTAGATGTGCAAAGATAGTAGAGTGGGCCAATATTGACCTAGTTGCGCAGGGGCGGTACCTGCCACAACACAACGTGACATACGTGCGCAACTTCATCCACCGCTTCAAGCCCTATTTTGATGACCTCTTCGCCCTCGTCATAGAGAAGCAGATGCGGATGAATATGCGCATTATAGAGAGTGTGTTCGAGGCGCTCTTCTTCGAGCACTGTGTGCGTGTCAGCCCGCGCTCTGTCAAGGTGCACTACGACATTAGTACAAAGAACTACGCCGGTAACAAACGCAAGGCGGTGGAGTGGGTGATGCAATTTGTCGCGAACAACCCCAAAACATTCAAGTCAGGGTGCCTCATAGACAAGTTTCAGACGGCAAAGAAGCAGGATGACTACGCTGATGCCCTGCTGCTGCTCATGTACTACCTCGACACTTATTCCAATCAACTAACTACTGCAGTGCCAGATTTTGTCGATGTCCTCCTTCAAGGGTGATCAACTCTACGGCTCTCACGCTGATGATGCTCAGTACGACTCGCCCAACAGCGATGAGCATGTTGAGGAGGCAGTTAGACCTCCGATTAAATTTTTTCACACGTTTGTTGAAGAGTGGTACACCGAGCTAGAGTCTATGTACAACGAGTATGTTAGATCTGGCAGGGAGATATTTGGAGGCGCATTCTTCCAGCTAGGCACAATTGCAGATTTCTCGGCTCACATATGGCAGTTTACACAGCCGGGCGAGTTGCGCACTCTTTCTAGACCAGGTTTAGTTCACAGATGAGTCCCTGGGTGATTGGACTTGGAGCCGCAGCACTTTATCTCTTCAACAAAAATACACAGCTTGTCAGCCGCCTCGACCAGGCGGTAAATGAATACTATGACGCGGCTAAGCCAGCAACCGACGGCGTAACTTCAGCCGAAATTAGAGGGACCCAAGCTCAGCCTGACAGCTTTCTTACCTACGGGGACATGAATGCTGCAGCTCCAAAGGAGCGCCAACTCGAACTAGAAGCGAGGCGTTCTCAAGCAGCCGAGGAGGTCGCTCAATTCGACTCTCCTAATTGTGCTCTTCCTAGGATCGAGGGCGTGATGCTTCAGTTTGACCGGAGCGGGGTTTAGTAGAGAGACGCTTCTTGTGGTTCGCGCGGTTTCGCTCTTGAGTGACCTCATATGACTCCTTGTTCTGCTTTGCGACCGCTTGTTGAGCCGTGTATGCGTGATGAGCTCGCATTTGTGCCTCATATGCCTCTCGCTGTGCACGGACATGTGGCGTATACTTGTCTTGCAGGTTGGAAAACCACCCGTCCAGTTCATTGCTAAGTTGATTGCTAAGCTGCGCCGTTAGGTGATTGACTTGACTGTGGTTTGACATATTCACTATTACTGTTGGAAGATTTTTCTAGACCCATGTCGTTATGACGGTGTCCCTGACCAGCATTCCCCTCGTGGGTCAGTTTTTTGACTGTGGTAACATGTACAAATCTGCGGCAGCTGGTGCTCTCATGGCTTTTACTAATACGGATGCGGCACTCCCGTTTGGCGTGTATACGCACTTTGCGCTCGCGGGCGTCGCTATGGATGCCTTCTGTAAGGGCAGGTACACGCCCGACTTTGATAGGCAGTTGGCTTACAACGCGGCGGCGGGTATTGCGGGTGGTCTAGCGATGCGTATCATTATGCCTACGGGTGGATTCACGATGCCCATTATTGGTAAATCTGTTGTGTAATTTCCATGAAAGTTCTACATAAAGATGGTCACTTTACCACACCGTGCGCGTCAGCCGAGCAAGTCACAGCTGACGTCACACTGTCAGTGGTGCTGCTCGATCTCTGAGAAGAAGAAGCTGTTCAAGCTCGTCGATGGGCCAGTCGAACACTGGTTCTGCGACAAAAACCACGCAGAGTTGTGGCTGGAGTTCAGACATAAGGCAAAGACGTATCACCTTTGCCGGATGCTTCCGCAGGAGCGCGCAGCTGCACTTGCAGGTCGCACAATGGAGCAACAAATTTCTATTTTATACTCTGAGCTATGCGATCACAGCCCATTGTGAGTGCACTACTCGCTTTCGCGCTATACATCACGGTGATGTGTCCATGTCGTAAAACACTTAGCTGTCACCTGCCTCAGTTCTACGGGTCGGTGGCTGCAGCTTCTGTACTGGTATTCATAGAAAATCAATAGAAATAGAGTTTTTACCATAGACTGCGACACATTATTCTCATACACAAATAGCATGCTCTACTTCATCCTGCCGGTCGCGACAACTCTCACTCTAGTAGTCTTGAGCCACACTTGCATGCCGGCAAAGGTCAAGCTTAAGCTCGAGCTAGGCCACAATATTCTGGCCACTGGGTGATGCTGCTCACATTACTGCTTGCCTGGGTGTACAGGCATGGGTTCATGGAACTCGGATGTCGACCCGTTCGAGAAAGGGGGCTGTCCGATGTGTTGTGGACTAAGGGGCCATGCGAGGCTGAGGAAGATCTTGTACTACGAGCTCGACAAAGAGTACAGGAGCGCGAAGCGGGAGGCGAAACGACTTGCTTTCTTATACAACGAGGCGTGCTGGTACAACTTTGAGACCCAAGCACGCCATTGGAACGAGCCGTGGCATGAGACGAACGAGAATACTCGCTTGTGTATGCATTCGCACAAATATGGGACTAGGGGCACGCGCGAGGTGGGTGTGTTTGACATCTACTACTACGGCATACAGAGCGGTGCGCCACCCCTTCCACCAGAGATCGTCGCATCAGAACTAAGAGTCGCTCGGGCCTATGAAAAGCGCCTCGAGGAGGACCGCTTCGCGCCCTACGACTGGGCGCCTGGTGGGCGCAAATATGAGCAGCACCGCCGCGAATGTGAGACTGCAAAGATTCTAAAATGTTAGTATAAGTATGCAGCACATGGACTGGATTGACACTCAAAATGTGATATCATGGGACGGCAGGTCTAAAAGACAGCGTCGGGCATCACCAAAGACGTACTGGGAAGAATACGTTGAGACGGACGAGTGGTACCAACAGGAGCTTCTTGGCGATGTGCCACCAGAGGAGTTGCATGCGGCGTGCTTTGACTCGGATGTAGACGATGCGGAGAGCGATAGCATCATAGGGGAGGAGGAAGAGGACGTTGCTTATTCTGAAGTTGCAAGTAGTGAGGATGCCTCAGAATCAGACACAGAATCGGTCATCAGTGCAGCAACAGAAGCAGTCGAAATCGTTGTGCAAGTCACCGACGACGACGACGACGACGAAGTCATCTCGTCCGATGAAGGGGAGCCAACAGGCGAAGGATCAGATGGCGAAAGTGAGGGAGGCTCAGTACCGCAAACACGGATTGATCCAGTAGATTAAGAATATCTGAGATATGAATACACTGATGTTAACACCGATGCAACGTGGGGCACTTTTCTGGGGTGTATGCATTCCACTGAGGTCGTACCTAAGCAGCAAGGGGAACGACGCAACTCTGCGTGCCTTTGCGGCTGTGATAGGCGGCAGGTGGCTATTAGGGTACGAGAACGGCGACGAGGGTATGTTTGGCGGGCCGTCGTGGTGGAAGGAGGAGAGGCCCCTTCACGGCGCGCTGTGGGCGGCCTATGCAGCAACTGGAAACTCACAGTTTCTTAAAGTAGACACAGCAGTGGGTGCAGCAAACTGGATCTTTTCTAATACTAGTTTAATATGAGTGTGGTGGTGAACGCACCTGCTGTAGTTGCAAGTGTGGCCGCACTGTTTATTATTTCAAATGGCGTTGTGAATCGTTACCGACACATGACCGCCACACAAGAGAGTAGTGCATCTGCGCAGAAGGAGAACCTGCGACTGTGGACTACAATTTTCCCAGGCTTCTCGTAAGAAGAATGCTTTCGTTCCCTGGCATACATCGTCGCAGGAATCGTCGGCACTTAAACAACTTGCAAGAGAGTAGAATAACGCAACAAACAGTGCTGCAGGTTAACCAGGTGGTCTTTCCCGACGGAAGCTCAGTGGGAGGTGCAGGCGGCAATCTTGACACGGAAGTGACAACCAACACTCAAAGCAACGAGTATCAGTTTCTCGTCACCGATCGGGGCATTACCGATGCACTAGAGGATATCACAGCTGAAAACGTGACAGTAAATCAATACACCATTGCTGACGTCAACATACCAGCTGCCGGTACCACCGTGACCCTCGGTACTGACCAGATGCCAAACGTAGATGCCTGGCACAACGTGACACCACTTGACTCAACACTACCGGATCAGACCGCCGGTAGCTTCGTATATGCAAAATCGGCTACTCCACACATTAATAGTGTTGTATATGGTATAGACCAATCCACTACGGGGGAGGAGTACCTTGAAATTAAAGAGCCAGGCGTCTACGAGATAGAGGCTGACATGTATTGGGTGTCAGCTGTGTCATTGGGGACCGAGAAAACGATCGCCACACAGCTATACATTTCGCGTGTTGCACCGTATTCAGACTACTCCGGGATTGGCCCAGTATCAACTTGCTTCATGTTTGGGAACGTGAGGATGGGCTCCACGAGCGTGAGCACCGTTACCCAGTGTGCTGCTGGGGATAGGGTTCGAGTAATGGCTGTAGGAACACTTGCCTCGAGTGGTGCACCAGAGGTCACGTCCCCACCTGGCCGGAGCAGCCTGCGGGTACGTCGCATTTCGAACCACTTCAACGGACATCTCAGCTACAGTACTAGCGCAGGTACAGGGTTCGATATACAAGTGTACAGAGGCCTCCCGGAGGGAATCCCATTTAGTGACTACACTAGCCTTCCTCTGATCAACAATACTATAAATAGTGATTGGTCCATTACACGTGCGACTGCACCCACGTGGCTTAGTGGGGCGAGAGACTACTACATCAAAATAGACCCGATTCCTGTTGTATCAGACGGCTCTGGTGGTACACGAGACGCTGTGGTAACAATATCTCTAATAATCGCCTCACCACTTGATCAAATCGACTTGATCACAGAGCATCCGACAGACCCAACAGCGTATCACGCCGACTATTCTAAATACGTGGAGCTACTTTCTGGCACTTTTACCAATGGTCTAGTACGGTTCAAGTGTGGACCCCACTTGAATGCAAACGATCTCAAGGCTGGGATAGTCAATTTAGGTACCCCAGTGGGTGGCTTATTCCCAATCGAGTATTTTCCCACCGGGTGGCTCCATTACTCCTTCAGCTAAAGACTCCCTTTACTATGTGTACAATTCTAATACTCGCTTGTACTAAAAACGATATGACTATTTTTCGCCGTGTGCACCGCTTCGCACACTCATCACAGACACTGGAGTCCGCCTGATGCTGCTGCTGCTGCTGCTGCTGCTGCTGCCAGTTCGGGTCGGTGCGCGTGTATGCACCCGTGTCTTCCAACATTTACTGATAACAATACACCAGAAAAGAAATTTATGCCAGGCGCTTGAGTGTCAAAACACTCTTGCCAGCCGGTGCTACCACAAAACCTTCACTGTTGGGATGACCGTCGTGCGTAAATGTAGTATTGTCCTCTCTCCTGCCAACTGCGAATCCTGCCACCTGCAATCCGAATTTGTCGCCTTGCTTCAGTTCCAGACGCACTCGCTTTGGTGCTGAGTTGTCTGAGGACTGAGATGTATTATCCTTTAGCATCGCGTAAGAGACCTGAACAGGGCCGTGACCCACACCGTTAACTTGCGCTTGAAACGCGACACCTATATTATACTCCTCTGGCTCTGAAGCCATTTCTTCTATGATTTAGATAATTTAGCTTCGTTTTTCCACCAGTTCGCATTCTTAAACTTCCATTGGTCGTCAATGTTTTCCACAACGGTACCGTAACTCGTTTCTGCCCATGAAGAGCCCTTGAACATGTCCTTGAATTTGGAGACTTGGTATGTTCGTTTTAGCTGCACACCGCCCACAGAGAAAACACGAAGTCCCGGCCCAGCTTTCTCCTCCATTACAAATCCCAAGGTACTCGCCGCTAAAGATAAATTAGTGAAGGTGACGTAGCCGTTGGTCGACGAGGTAACCTGATCGTTTATGGTGCCAATGGCTCCGGTTACGCTAAAAGTTGCATGGTTGAAGATCTCGGTTATTCCAGTCTTATGGGTGTGTGGTTGGCCATAAAGGCGCAGATCGTACGTTCCTGGGGGGAGGTTTCTGAACTCAAACGAAATGTTGGGGCTTGCGTAGGTGGATATTGTAGACAGAACATCGAAACCTGCGAAACCTTTATCGAAACCCGATTGACGTGGAGAATAGGTTTGGTGTGGAAGCTCCTGTGTGTTCGCGACATGGGTAACGTTTGATTTTGCTTTGTAGATCCCGCTCCCGTCTTGTAGACACGATTCAACTTCATCAAGAGTATATTTGTCTGTCACGGTTGCGGTAGTGTATGCAGAACCGGCGTTGTTAAGCAGAATTTTATTCCATGGGCCGTCCTGGCCAATGAAGGTCTTGTAGATCAAGTCGCTCTGGCCGTTAGGTCCGATCCATGAGCTACCGTTATCGTCGCCAGACACTGGGTCTTCAACCCCACTTGGTAGGTGTTGGGAGTGATACACTTGGAAAACATAATCAACGCTCCACAGTTCAGTGTTATCGACCGCTGTGACCCCAACGCTTGAAACATCCCAGTGTTTCAAAGATTCTTGGTTTGTAGCGTCCATTGAATCACAGTTCTCGAACATCGATTCCATGTCTGTCACGTTTCCGACATCCCATAATGCAAGACTCTGGTTGAAGTGCGTACAGTCCTTGAACATCTCGGTCATTATTTCCACATTCGAGACATTCCAGCCACTGATATCCCCGTTAAAGGCAGTCCCAGTAAAGAGATTACTCATGTCCTTCAGATCGCTACTAAACGTCCAAGTGTCAATAGCAGGGGTAAGAGTTGGACTAGCCATATAAGTACTAATAGCACTTAGCAGTTGAGTGCGTGTCACAAACGGCGCAGCTGTCAGTGCAGCATCGGTTTGAGACCAATTGCTATTATAAAGGCCCCAGTTGGCATTAATTGCAATGACGGTAGCAATGTCTAACGTGAAGCCCTTGAATATATCATCAAAGCCCCCCGCCGCCACATTGCTAACTTTGTTACCACCCCAAGCATTAATCTGGAAATTCAACAGGTCACAGCCCTCAAACATCGATGACATGTTCGTCACACTTGAAGGAATCCAGACAGATATTGACCCCCCCGCAGTGCCGGTGAACATCACACAGTCCTTGAACATTGAGCTCATGTTTACCACACTCGTGACGTTCCAGTTAGATAGGTCTTGGTTGAAGCTAGAACAGCCCTTAAACATTAAGCTCATATCTGTCACTTTTGAGACATCCCAGTCATCTATGTCTTGGTTGAAGCTAGAACAGCCGTCAAACATCGAGCTCATGTTTGTCACATTTGAGACATTCCAGGCATATTGTGATACATTCACGCGCATCAAACCTCGGTTGAAGTTAGAACAGCCCTTAAACATTGACCTCATGTCTGTCACATTCGAGACAACCCAGTCAGTTATGTTTCCATCGAAGCTAGAACAGTCCTTGAACATTGAGCTCATGTCTGTCACATTTGAGACATCCCAGGCCGAAGACAGGGCTCCTCCTGCCAGTTGGTAATTTATGTGTTGGTTGAAGCTAGAACAACCCTCAAACATTGAGCTCATGTCTGTCACATACTCGACATTCCAGTCACTTATGTCTTGGTTGAAGCTAGCACAGCCCTTGAACATTGAGCTCATGTTTGTCACATTTGAGACATCCCAGCCACTGATATCTTCATCAAAGGCAAAGGGGAGACCTGAGTCGCGATTGAAGAGACCACTGAAGTTCGTCAGGGTGGACGCAAACTCCCAGCTACTCATATTACCATATGTATCTTCATAGGTAGTGGGTGAAGTGTACCAAAGATCGATAGCATCGATGACCTGATCGCGTGTTTCAAATGGAGCAATTAGCAGCTGAGCAGTGGTTTGCGACCAATAAGTCTGGTTTGCGGTGCCCCAGGCGGCATTAATTGCGACGACGGTATCAACAGGCCAATTACCAGAGTTTAGGAACATATTGGCGAAGTTTACCACATTCTCAACTGTCGAGATACCAGGAGATATGTTCTGCCAATTGTGGATGTTATTCCTCAAACCATCTGGAATGTCCGTGCAGTCCTCAAACATTGAGCTCATGTATTTCACATTTGAGACATCCCAGCTACTTATGTTTTGGTCGAAGTTAACACAGTCCTTGAACATTGAGCTCATGTCTGTCACATTTGAGACATCCCAGCCCGTTATGTCATGCTGGTTGAGGCCATTAGCGCCCTCAAACATTGATTTCATGTTCGTCACATACTGGACATCCCAAGTAGAGATGTCCCAAGTATCGATGTCTTGGTTAGAGAAAATGCCTTCGAAGCTCGTCAACCCGGAATCAAACAACCAAGTATTAATAGGACCATATACAGCTGAGGAGGCGGGATAACCGGAGATGGCAACCATTAGTTGGGCGCGTGTCTCAAACGGAGCCGTTTTCAGCTGAGCGGTGGTTTGAGACCACGAATTTGGCGCTGCAGTGCCCCAGGCGCTATTAATTGCGAGGACTGTATCAATGGGCCACGTACCAGTGCCCTTGAACATATCGGTGAAGCTGAGTATATTCGATACAGTCCAGTTTGCAGTAATGAGAGTCAAAGCGTCATTTGCATTTGATAACGTCGTGTAGTTCTCGAACAAGTTATCAAAACTAGTTATGGCGCTAGCGAACTCCCAATTTTGAATTGCTCCATATTGAGTATAAGCATTACTACTGATAATCGGATCGCTACTCAGATATTCCGAAATTGCAACGTCCAAGTCCGCTCTATTCGCAAATGTTCCGCTGACCTCCGAAGATTCATATGAGAACATACTGGCGTAGAAGAAAACGTTGAAGTGCAACTCGTAGATTCCAGGTTCCTGAATTTCGAGTTCTTGGATCCCGTTCTCACCCACAACAATGAGATCCTCGCCATCTAGCAGCTTCCAATTACGGAAAACGGTCCACCCGTTTGCTTCGTCGGGCAGGCGGTCTGCACTGTGCTGTGACGGATTAAACGTTGTATTCAAGTTAGCGTTCCAAGTGAAGTTGGCTCTTTCTTCATTAGTTAGAGTGCATATGTGCTTCCGCTCGCGTTGCGACTCTAGGAACTCAGTCATTTTGGTGTTTCTGTCCTTCCAAAAGGGCCTATCAGGGTCAAAGCTGGCGCTTGTAATCTTTAGGTACTGATGCCACTCTGCCCTGCCATTAAATGTGCCGTTATCTATCGGTGTCAAACCTGCTACTGACTCGTCAACATACATCTTATACCAGGTGGCATTATATGGGCCGTCATTAATATACTCCACCCTGTTAAATTGCAGATTACAGAGCAGCATAGGCTCCCCCGGGGATTTCAAAGTAACAGGCACATTGAGCGGTGGAACAAATGTGCAATTAAGTCGAAAAAACACTGCGTTTCCGGCAAATTCAATGAAGTTCAACTCGGCAGGATTCGTAAAGTACTTGCCGTGTGCAAGGTACTCGCCTAGATCCTTCGCCGACGTAACGTCCGGTAAGCCCTTCCTATTTAACGAGGTCGCCAGAAGAGTCACTGGCATTACAATACGTACATGAGAAAGTTTACAACCTGACGACACACCACGACTTGTCTGGATGTGTCACGACGGCCCACTCTGTCTTCTCATGTTGCATCCGCAGTAGCTTTGACCTAATCTCTAAACACGCGATGAGCAGCACGGAGTACACCATGATTACTATAGCTGGGGTGATGACCCACACGACGATGTCGATCATATCAATCATACTTTTAGAATAGATTCTAACCTATGTTACGTGATGAGTAACCCACCAAATTATAAGTCTAGCTCTGGTGCGGAGCGCAAGACGAACCCGAGAGTGTCGACGTCGAAGCAGGCTCCGGCGGCCGCCGCACAGCAGCCCCGTGCGACTACTACATATGGCAAACACGCCACGATGCCTGTGCTAGCATCTGACCTGTACGCTGAGGTTTGTCTTCCCGATTTACTAGAGTTTGACCCAGAGGAAATCAAGCTCGACGCCACAATTGTTGCGATCGGTAAGCGTCGCACAGGCAAGTCGTGGCTGCTTCGGAACATCATGTACCTCATGCGGGACAAGATCCCGGCTGGGATTGTCATTTCGCAAACCGACGAACTGAACAAGTTCTGGCAGCAGTATGTGCCGTCAAAGTATATATACCCGAAATACGAACCTGAGATTCTCGACGCAGTGTTCAAGAGGCAGAAAGATATCCTTAACGACAACTCCCTCACTGATGAGGAGAAGGATAAGAAGGCGCCCTTCTTCATACTGCTGGATGACGTGATCTCGGACCAGCGGCTCAAATACGACGAAAACCTCATGGAGTTGTTCGTTGCTGGGCGTCACTACCGACTCTTTGTGATGATTACAACGCAGTATGCTAAGGCAATTACTCCCACTATCCGTGGTAACACAGATTACGCGTTTCTATTCAAGTGCGCACAGCAGAGGCAGCGCGAGGCTCTGTGGGAGGACTTCGCCGACGCGCTGACTAAAGACGCATTCAATCAAATGCTAGACGCCTACACGGAGGACAATGAGATACTGGTCGTCGACACCAGCCCCGAGAAGATGGTTGACCCACTGGAGCTATTCGCGTGGTGGAAGGCCGTCGACCCCGGTGACTTTGCGATGGGCAGTAAGGAATATTGGCAGAGCGCGATGACCGGGGACGACGGCGACGTCCCGCCACAGCAAGGAACGGGCGGGACGTCTCGCCTCGTAACTGTTAAGGACATCATGCCGGCGCCGTTCAAGCAGATGATATAATACTACCCTGGCTCTCTGTGCTTTGTTCATTCAGACGAGACACTTAGATTTTTCTAGCTAGTAAACACATATGGCAACTGCCCTCTCTATTCAGGTCGCTGTGACACAAGCCGTCGCCGGCACCTTGATAGGCGCTCTGGTCGAAATGGTTATCCCCAGATTCACCGAAGGCGCTTCCGCGTCAAGCCTAACTTTTGAAGCTCTGGTGCAAGCGGGCTTGACGGGCGCGGCGATTTCGACGATCGCGCCTCGAATGTCTTCATCCGATCCGACGCATGGTATAATTTTCGGGGGAGTTGTATTGAGCGCTCAACCGGACTTTGCGGCTCGGGTTGCGAAGCTAAGCGCGCTAGTGAAGACGATGGGTCTGCAAGCTGTACAGAGAAGCAAGGCACCGGTAGCAGGGGTGTAGTGTCCCAGTTTAGGCTCTTAGCCATCGCCTCCCACATCTTGTCGAGGTGGCGTAGCTTGCTTGGCGACTTGATCAATGGGAAGAACATAGAGAACTTGGGGCATCCAATCGCCTGGAAGAGTCTGCGGAAGACGTAGTTGTAATTGAGAAAGTTCTTGCGGCCTTCCATCTTGAAGGAGTCAAATGGCCGCTGCAGCTCGTGGAACATCGTGTCCAGCTGCTGTATCAGCAGCGGGCCAGGGCACGGTGGTCGTATGTCTGTGAGGCGGTAGATGATCTGCAGCCACTTCTCGATGTAGAGCTGCAGATTCAGAGATCTGAGTACTGCTCGAATCGTGTCCTTGTTGAGAACTTGGTACGTGCCGTCACATAGCTTCTCAGCAATGAGCTGCATCTCGTGGCGCGGGATAGGAGATTCGTGAATGAGGAGCTGACTAATTCGCTCATGCCAATGGTGGATCTGCTTGTAATTGCTTCCCCGAGTAGGCACAAACTTGCCATACATAGTTTCAAAGTAAATGTTGCCATTCTGCACCACTCCACAAGCTGTACAGACACGGGATCCGGGGTGTGGAGTACCGGACCCACAGTAGACGAACTCGCCATTGCCGCAGTCAGCACATACGCGACTGTCGCACTTGCTGGCATCTCGATCGACAGCAAGTAGGTGCTCCATGTCAGCAAAAGCAGCGTCCACATCGCCCTGACCACTGACCACCAGCATTGCATGCTTGCCCCGCTGTGCTACTTGCATTGGAAGAAGTGTGGGCGCATTTTCCAAGCTGTCAGAGTGCATGGCTCGGGACCTAAGTGGAACATTCATGGAACAGGCCATGTTCCTGTCAAATCACGAGCACGAGGCTGACGAAACCCTCGTGACAAACGCAGGGGGTGGCGAAACCTTCGAGGGTAAACCATTCTGCCTGCAAACCGTATATCCCTACCACAACAGTGCAGGTAGTTGGGAGTGCGCCATTGTAAGCGAAATGACCTCCTGGCTCGCACCGATAAATATTGTAGACGACATTGGGGAAACTGCTGACCTTCTACAAGTTGGCGATACAATTCGACTCGGTTCCCTTGACACCAATCATGGTTTGACGGGGTACACTGACTATGTGGTGATCACGGAGATTCAAAAAATCACAAAGGTCCATAATACTACTGGTGCAATAGTACAAATCGGTAATAATATAGATTTCCTTGGTGATAATGCAAGCACCGCCACACTTGCTGTTGATGCAAGCACCGCCACACTTACAAGGGACCGATACATGTACAGAGTCAACAGTACACTTAACGTCACGGAACTTCCAGATTACTTGCCAGACACGGACTCATCAGACTGGTGGCACAATGAAAATAAAGCAGGAATCACTCTAGCAAACAGGTTTAACGCAGTTGACCATCATGCTCCAGTGTACAAGATGAACTACCCGAAGACAACCGAACTGAAGCTCACTCTCGATCGTGGGATCGGAACGGTGCATAAAATAACCTTAATTGGGTATCATATTAAGAGCTCAGACTCGGGTGTGTTCGACAGTGTAGGGGGGTCACGTAACCAGGACTACTATACGCTGCGAATCAAGGAATTGCAAGGCGGAGGGGGGTTAATCAGCAACAAGCCGACCCCAAATGGCTGCTTCGCAGTCCTCAGCACCGGTCACTCTGAACACAGATCGACTGGCGCGATTGAGTATGAGATGCACGACCCCGTCTCTGGTATCGCCTCGGCACGAGTGAATTCTTCACAGCCACTGAAAACGCTCACAGTAGAGGTGTTGGACATGAATGGCGAGCTTGCTAAAGTCAACAAACTACATCTGTGGTTCAAGTTGCTCACTACTTCCTGCTGATGATTACTATTTCTGAGGCCAGTGCTGTGAAGCAACCATGGGTATGGATGTGGGAGGTCCTAGTGTTATGAAATTGTATAGCCAAGCCGGTGAGCAGGGTACGCCCCCCGACGTCGGACAAGCTTATGCCAGTGGTCTTGCCGCAGCGGAACTCGCGCACCGATCGCATTACGCCACTCCAGCAATGCCTGGTCAGCAGTATCCACCACCGGGGAGGGTTGGCGCTGGGCCCGGCGATATCCCCATCGACTACAACTTGACCGAGGGCATGCCAGTTAAGTACAGCGTCCCTTCTGCGCAGAAGGAGCGCCTCGCGACGAGGGAGATGGTCCGCGACGCTATTCGACTGTCCGAGAAGAACCAGACGCCTGGCGTTATTCGCACCGACCCAATTACAGATGAGGAGGTCAATTTTGTGAAGAGCATGAAAGATCAGGCAGAGCTTGCGGACCTTGACCGCTACGTGAACATCTTTTTCGACCCACGCAAGCCCGGGAACCTGCCTAAGCTTATGGAGATCTACCCTGAGTTTGTCGACCGTCGCATCCAGCAGACTAAGACGGATTATGAATTTGCACTTAGGTCGCAGATGATCGATCAGTGGGGCGTCAACACATTTGACGACCTCCTTTTCCTATACTGGCGCGATCAGGGCAAGATCAGTGGCCCTAATCTCCTGCGGAAGAAGTCTGTCGACCACAAATACACTGCTGGCTATCTCTCTCCCTTTTACTGGGGGGTTGATACTGGAATCCATAGCAATGGTGGCGACATTATGCTTCCCTTCGCGTCGGCTAATTACGGCAAGCGGCCTCTTGCAGGCCAGGCTACAGACTGGTCTTTGCCCGACTTTAAGGATCAGCCACTGTCACTGTCTAGAGGTACTAGGAACTATGCAAGTGCACTGTATGGAGACGAGATTGAAATCTAAACTACTTTCTAATACTGAAGTAGGATCAGATGCAGGCACCAAGTGCAGGGGTCGCTGTAGAGACGGTCGACGGCGTGCGCGGCATGCTTGTCAAAATGGGTCTCGCACAGCCGTCCAGCCGCGCGTTCGTCGCGGGGGTCACCGCCGCAGGGCTCCTCTACATCGCAGGAAAGCCAAACGCAGCTTTCCGTGAAGAAGATGGAAGCATGAAACCCTTCAGTCTCATCTCCTCAGAGCTAGACGCTACCACTACACATTTTCTACTGCTTCCTTCAGCTGTAGCTATCGCAGCGTTCCTTTTCACATGAGCGAGACTGTTGGCAGTTTCCTAAAGGCGAAGCTTTGCAACATGGCGCGCTGGGTCGAGGGGGAAGTTGGCAAGGATAACCTAACAATCGATGTAGTGAAGTTTGCCGACGACCGCAGCGAGTTAGAGGCTGTCCTGCTAGCGGAGAAACTTGCTAGCAAGTCGGCACAGATCGCAAACCAAGACTGGTACGCTCTGGTCAAGATGCTTGAGAAAGAAGACATTCCCACCAACTGGGCCCACTCGTTTGCATGCCTGCTGCACGCAGTGAAGGCGCGCGATGAAATGCATGACAAATTTTGGCGCTATATGCAGCTGTTCCGTGATGTTGTCAATAAATCTAACGAGTAGTATAAGCTAAAACGTTTCAATGAACCCAGATTCGGACCCGATGATGATGGGTGGCCTAGACCCGGCCAAGATGGCAGAGGAGAAGGCTAAAAAGAACACAAAGCCTGCTAAACCACCCACTGAGGCAGAGTTAGCCAAGGAGGCCCGCCTTCAAGCTAAGGAACAGAGGCTGGCTCAATCTGTTACACCCGCACCTAAAGCAACACCAAAGCCTCGCGCTCCGGCGGCTGCCGCAGCTGCGCCAGCCTTCGAGGTCGACAAGCCGTACTTGATTGACAGGATCGAGGCATACAGAGAGCGCTTTCCACACCTGAAGAAGAGGAACAACATCTCTGCTAAGTCAACGGTAGACGAGCTCTTTGACGAGCTGCACTACTACGAGAAGCAGCTCGGCTCGGGGGACAAGGGCGGCGGTGTCGGCCCGATGCTACTTCACGGATCAATGTGCATTGTCGAGGCGGTGCACAGAGATGTCTTCAATCCGTTCAACCTCAATCTCACAGGTCTCGGGCAGGTCACTAAGGACAACATGGACCAGTTTGAGCCCATCGTGGACGAGCTGCTCATCAAGTACGGGTCGTCTATGTACCTTGGCCCGGAGATGCGACTTGCTCTCGCACTTGGCTCGGTGATCATGACAGTCCACGGTGCGAACAGCGGCGACCCTCGCATCGCGAACGCACTTAGTAAAATGAACAACACGGTAAAGGTTGCAGAGTCAAGCAGCGACCTCTGATAAGTTCTAAAGTGGTGATACTGAACATGGAGGGGTTTGCACACGCCTTTAATAATCTTTTCCGTAAAGCAGGGACGAAAGGCATCCGTACAGTAGTCCAAGAAACGGAGCATAGTGCAGTAAACCAAGCTGGTCGTGCTGCGGAGAAGGCTGCAGCTAAAGCCGCTGCTGCTCCCGAGATTGCCATTGTGAGAGAGGCCAATGCCGCAAATCGTATTCGGGCCAACTATATGGGGGTTGCTACAGTTGCGACTCCGGTTCTCGCTGCTGGTGGTGGTATGTTTGCTATTTGGCGCACAGAGCAGACTATGCGCGACTTTGGTAAAAAGGGAGCTGAATTTGGGCAAGATATGCTCGGGGCGCTTCACGAGGACGTGGAAGCCGCATTGCAAGCTATTAAAAGTGTACCACAAGGTCTGACGGATGGGCTAAACATAAGTGGTCCAGTCAAGACTTTGATACAAGCTGGATCTACAGCTGTCATGGTTGGTGGTGCCATTTTCACAGTGTATGGTACGTATCGGCTGTTCAGGTGAGCTTTCGATACAGGTAGTAGCCCCCCATACCAAGTACTAGGACTAACAAGATAGAAGAGCCACTTCCACCAGAAGAGCCACTTTCGGGCAGTGGTGGGCTGAAGCTGTAATTTAGGTCGTCGTTATACATCGATGTATAGTCTTGGCTAGGTAGGTGCGTAAGAAAGGGGTCGGGTATGATTGGATAATCATCATTATAATCATTAGGATTAACCTGTGCAAAAGCAAGTGCTACATTAGTGCCCTCCACACCTGCGCGAAGCGCAAGTGCTTTAGCCGCATCCGCGCCTCCTCCTTCTGCCCCCGCCGCAATTTTTGCCGCCGCATCCGCGCCTCCTCCTTCTGCCCCCGCCGCAAGTGTTTTTGCCGCCGCCTCCTCCTCCGCTTTTGCCGTCGCCTCAAGTGCTCTTGCCGCCGCCTCCTCCTCCGCTTTTGCCGTCGCCTCAAGTGCTCTTGCCGCCGCCTTCTCCTCCGCTTTTGTGCCTGACACCACAAGTTGATAGCCTCCGTCCCACGTTTCCATCCACATACCTCCCCCTGTGTGGAAGTTTGGCCCTAAAGGAGGGGGGCGCGCAACGTTGTATACGCCTGTATGGACCGCAAAGGCACCAGTACGGGCTCCACCTTCTCCTATATGGGCTCCACCTTCTCCTATATGGCCTACACCTTCTCCTATATGGGCTCCACCTTCTCCTATACGGATTCCTGCCATCTCTATTTCCTCTCCTGTTGCCACTGCTCCCGCCCTCAACAATGACGGCGTTGGCGCGAGAGCATGGCTAGCACCTCCGATGACGTTCTTAACGCCCTTACCTACCACGTCAATCAAGCCCGGAGCAACAAGATCGAAAGCCACGTCAGCCGCTATCCATCCTTCGCCTGCAGCCGCTTCACCTGACGCTTTTTTTTTCAAGTCATCTTCACACTTCTTGCGCTTCACCTCGTCTGTATAAGAGTCGCAAGTCTTTATCTTGTTCGTGTCAGATACACTCGACGAGAGATTGATCAACGACCCCGCATAAGGGAGAAAATTCGTAATTTGTCGTGTCTTATCCCATGCTACCTCATCTGCCTTCTGGAACATGAATCGGTTAAAGCGGTCGAGCGCCTCGCCCTCGAGGTCGCGCGGGTCGTCTGGAAGAGTGCCTTCAAAGTGTAACTTGAACGTCTTGCTCCACTCCGGGCAACTGCCACCCTTCTCCGCACAATGTGGTTTTTCCCCTGGTTCAGCCATAAAAGTTGGTTTGGCTACAGCACCCTCGCGAGCTTTGAAGTCTTCGTAAGTGCGTCTGACAGGGTTATACTCATTTTGAAAGCTTTTGAAATTGTCTGCGATCTCCGTAGCCATAGCCGCCTTTACATCATCTGGCCAGTCTTCAGACGTCTGAAAACACAGGCTCTTGCCTGTTTCGGCATCTATTTGCGGTGGATATTTACACCTCTCTGGGGGAAATAACCCTCTCATTTCCTCGGAATACGTGAAATATCCATCTTTACCCCAATCCTTCTTGTATTCATCCCACTCTGTTTGCATTGTGGCGGGCGAGAAGGCGTCTGCGATCTGCTCCCTGCGCTCCTTAATCAGCCTGTCCTCTCTCTCTTTCATTCCAAAGCCAAATCCTTCTTTTACTCCATCCCAGAATGAAGGAGGGCTAATGTTGATTCCACTGTGAACTCCTATGTCGGAGTAGTGAGGTTCTTTAGGTGCTTCTCGCGCTTTGCTGATGTTTCGCCACATCTTGTTTAGCACGACCATACCACATTTAGAGTTTAGATTATTCTGAGCATTTAACACAAGTATGCTGACGATTGCTGTTATAGGTCTAGCTGCTATTTACGTGCTCATGTATGGCACAACGTCAATAAGGCAACATCTGACAACCCCGTCAGATCGGCCGGCTGTACTAGGCGGTCCGGCCGCCAACACTGGAACGGTCTACGAGCAAGGGTTTCAGCGCCACTTAGAGCAACCGACACCAAAGCCCGAAGAGGCAGATGCCACGCCAATGGAAGTGCTCGAAAAAGACTTTCTAGAGAAACAGATGTAAGATCATGGGCTCAATTCAGCTTGAAGCAGATGAGTATAGGCAGTATATGCACACTGCTGAGACACCGACTGGTAAAGTAAACCAGGACCAGTGGGTTGATTGGGGTGGTGTTACGACGGTGGTCGACCCGCCCCTAAACAAGCAGTGGATACACGATAGCCACGACGGACATATGAAAAGCGCCGATCGCGGCCGCTTTTACGACGCAGAGCGAGTCAGGGAGTTGCAGAACTGGGAGCAAACGTCGAGGAACAGCTTCCCGTCCACATATACGCCTGCAGTTAGTGATATTAACAACTCTATGTTGTACTCCGATCCACGCGGCCTTGGCTGCCGCTCGTGGCGTGGCTACGTACGGGACCCTAGGCACTTTGGGAAACTACCATCGATCACACAACTGCTGCGGTCGGATAAGCTGGCCGAGAAGTCTGTTGGTGATATCGAGGCCGAGATGCGCGAGGCAGACCGCACTCGTGGAGCAAGGCTCTTCACTCCATAATCGTACATCAATTTTCCCACGATTAAGTTACACATGAGTGACACACTTGGCCAGATTATTATGGTTGCCGGCGCAGTGGCGTTTATGCACACTTTGCAGGGTGGTGGCAACGTGGGTAAGTCTAAGGAAGCCAGTATTGCTGGGGGCATTAATCCGGATCTAGCGTACGACCCGTCCCGCTGGAGACACGATGGAAGCCAGCCAATTTCTCGGCGGAATGGCAACGGGCCACTCAACGAAAACTATACTGTGCAGCGTTTGTACGACCTCATTGACTAAAATTTAATTTTGAAATGTCACGGAAAGTTCCACTTACAGAGCGACACACGACTCCACACGATGGGCAAGCGCAAGTTGCACAACAGGTGCTACTACAGCTGCGACTGGACGGGCTATGCGATGGGCTCGCCGAACGCCTACATGCCTGTCTTCAAGAATGGCAAGATGACCAAGAAGGGCTCGTACTGCAACTTCGAGTCGGTTGTCGCGCATGCGCGTGAGTTGGTCAAGCAAGGCGCCATGACCGCCGAGCAAGCGTACGAGGTCAACCAGCACGTGCTCGAAATGACGGGCGGGGTGGCGCTTCCGCCATCTGAGGAGCTTCACTATGGGAACCTCGACCACTTTGGCGGCGACCTGAGCATGCACGCCTTTGCGTGCAAGAGCATCGCCCTCCACCCCATCACCGGCGTGAAGGTCAGCCCGAAGGGCGTGTACGAGGTGATTCTCTCCCCGGAGAAGGAGGACACGGCGACGGCGCGCGAGATGTACAACAATCACGGCGTCGAGAGGATGCACTACCCGATGGAGAACTACCTCACGACGCCCTACATGCTTCCCCGCTCCGAGGGGCACCCACACGCCTTTCTCACCAAGGAGACACAGAAGCGGCCAAAGCTCAAGCAGCGCGACGTCGTCTTCTTCTACCACATGCAGCCCAACGGCCTGCCGCACAACGCCGCCGCGTCGAAAATTATGAAGCGCGACATATGTGGAGACCTGCTCATCGTTGCCAAGACGCGCGAGCCAAACCTCTTCAACGAGATGCGCTTGGTCAACTTCACCGGACAGATGTACGACGACGTGTTTGAGAAGAAGAAGCGCGCCGCAAAGCCCGTCGCGCCCAGTGCCGGGATCTGCAGCGACGAGTGGAATGAGCTGCAGGGTGAGTTGCAGAACTCGCTCACGGACTTCGAGGCGAGCGTCTCCAAGGACGCAGAGCAGCCGGGCACGCTTGCGAAGGGCGCGGTGATGCCCCCAGCGACTGGCAAGGAGCTTGCTGTCGTTGCCGAGCTGCGGGGCTTCACGCGGCCGACCGTTGAGTCGCGCTGCTAGTTGTTTATTCTAAGTAGTGTATCAAAGGCTATGTCCTCTCGCTGGGCTGACTGTGTAGAGGATGACCCGGAGACACCCCCTCCCAGTCCTAGAACGACTTCCAACAACCGCTACATTAAGTGGCTAAAAGAAAACCCCTGCACACAGAAGTACTTAACGTGCCTGAGCAACAACCATGAGTGGACGCGCCTAGAAGAAGCACAAAAGCAAGCTTATCGGCAATCGGCACTTGCTTGGCAAACACAGACGGGCAGAAACAAGTCGACGTCGCAGCGCAAGTATGACGCACGGCGGAGGGCAGCGGAGGAGTTGCCAGTCAAGGGCTCGTACGAGACGCTCTTCAACCACGCGTCGCTCTTTGCGCCTAAGAGCAACTATTAAATGGCCAAAACTAATTAAGCCCCTGCGCGCCCCTCGGAAACCGCGCTCTTGGCTTGTGATCTGGTGAACGATCGCGCTTTTGTGGAGTAGCTGTCAGTAACAGGGTGGACCAGTCTCCCCACTGTCGATGCAACAGAGGCCGACGGATTGCCGGCAGTGTGTAGTCCATAAACGCTGCGTAGTAATAGCCAAGAAACCTTCTTAGTTGCCTACGTGTGTGCTCTAGTCGTCGCAGTATGGATCTATACACATTAAGAACACCCGGGTTCAAATGTACTCCGCCGATTACTGCAAAGCCGCCTTGCTCTCCCATTCTGATGTATTGCCTAAGTGTTGCTATTGCATTTGCATGTTCTCGAAGATCCGTCCCGATCTGGCGGTACTGATCGGGTGTGATTAGTGGCCACTGTGAGTGCCTGGGCATCGGCCGCTGTCGTGGCGGAGATTCCATGAATTAGTTCTTTCGTTAGATTATTGGATTATTGCCTTCTGCATGTAACCACGCATGATGTT